TAGTTCTTTTTGTCTTTTTTGTTTTTCTTCTTTTTGTCTTTTTTGTTTTTCTTCTTTTTGTTTTTGTCTTTTTCGTTCTTCGTTTTTTACCTCCACTTTGACTATTTACCCAATTATTAAATGATTCTGTTGATCTATCTGCTTTATCTCCCATTTGTTTCTCATATTCACTGCTAGTTTTATTTGAAATATGGCGCAATGTTGGAAACCCACCCGGTTCTCCTCCTGCTCCCTTAAGGTCTCCAAATAAATCTTTATTGATACGAACAATCATAATATTTTTATCGGTATTTGCGTTTGCCGATTTATATTTTTTGGCAAAATTACTCCAATTGGGTTTGGTATTATTACATGGCCCGCATCCATCCATAAAAACAAATATGTATGCATGATGTCCATTGTCAATATGATCATTTACATTCTTGATTTTTGTCTCGTCGTCATCGCCCCTATCATCTTCATCTATATCTTCTTCTTCTATATCTTCTTCTTCTTCCTTTTCTTCCTTTTCTTTATTGGGTCCTCCTCGAATAATATAAATGTTTATCGGCATTTATATATTTTTACAAAATAAATTATCAGAACAATAAAAATATCCCAATCTATAATATATGAATATTTTATTGATTATTTTATTAGTTGTTGTATTTTTATCCGGATTATATTTTTATACAAAATATGGATCGCGTGATGGATTAACAAATATGGCTGAACCAAGATGTCCTAATATTTTAGTACAAAAGGGCATTAATTATTATTTGTATAATTCAAAGATAGCAAAGGTTCCTGGAGTTAATCCAATTGAATTTGCTAATTTAGAAGATTATGTTGAATTTATAGATTGGCAACATAGTCAAGGAATTCGATGTCCTGTATTATATCTACAATATTCATATGACGCACAAGGGAATCCGGTATATAAAGTAAGACCTAGTATAAATGATTTGCAGGGCGGATTACCGCCCGCGGGAACATTAGCCAATAATCCTGTTGCAAATGCGAATCCTACATTAAATCAGGCCGAAAATTATTTACATCCGACACCGTCCTTGTTAGTCGATGCGTCACATGATGATAAACCGTATAATATAAATTCTGTGCCTTCTCGCGACGAATCAACGTATTATGTAGGAAAAACAACGCCATTAGATACCATGAATCAAACCCAAGAAAATTTATTACATAGCGCAGATCCCATGCTTGATAATTGGGGAGGAGCGGATTATACACAAAATTTAGTTGATTCGGGATATTATAAGGGAAATGAAGTGAATATTTATATTCCCTAATCTTCAAAATTTTGTGAAATTATCAATATTTTATTATAATAAATATAATAAAGAATAAGAAATCTAAAAAGAATAAGAAATCTAAAAAGAATAAAAAAGAGAAATAATAAAATTATGGCTGTATAACTACACCAATCCATCAATAAATTTCATTGATCCATTTAATGCTTGTTTTGCAGAATAAAGTGAATTAATACTATTAATTGCATCTAAATTGGTTGATGCGGTAGATGAATTAGTATTTAAATTTAAAAATCCTTGCATAATTAATAAATTCAAATACGTATCCATATTTATAATAACCGATTCATAATCCGATCTATATTTAGATATTAATAAAGCATCTTGTATTTGAACAGATTGAGCTTGAATTGCTGCTGCGTAATTTGCTGCGGCTCCCGCGATTCCTGAAACAGACGAACCGCCCGAATTATTCGTTAATCCTTCTAAAACATTTTTTTGGAGTTTTAATGATTTTACTACCATAAAAATAATAAATGCCGTAACTACGACTAGTCCAATTACTTTTAATAAATCTTCGTTCATATTATTTTATTAGAGTCGTCGTCTATACAATAAAATAATAAAATAATTTACGACTTCAAAAATTTAATGATATTGGTAACAATAGTTTTATTTATTTTACGGGTTTGATTTTTTGAATTTATATACGTAATATTTTGCAAACATGATTCGTTTTCTTTAAGTTGTATAATTAAATTTGGTAACGTTTTAAATTTTGCCATAATTGCAATAGCGGATACTGAACTTATTCCAGGAATCTGTGAAAGTAAGATTTCTCCTATATTATTCGGGGTAATATTATCCTTTTTAACTTTTTTCACGACAAAACAATAATCCTTTTCTAAATCTTGCTTTTCCTCCTTTTCTTCTTTTTCCTCCTTTTCTAAATCTTCTTTTTCCTCTTTTTCTTTTGTTTGTCCTTTTTCTTTGTTATTGCTATAATGCGCGATTTTATTTTCTAATCGTCCTTTTCTGAGTTTATATGCCATATTACATATAATAATCGCAGTTTCGTCGATTGATAGACTTCGTAGTACTGAAAATCCTTTGAAATAATTGAGTGAAACCATTGCTGAATAAAGAGTGGTTTTATCCAATTTATCTTTGAATACATTGATTCTATTCATATCGCCTTCAATTAAATAAATAATATTGTGATTATGGTACGGAGAACCATTTAATCGGTACGATTGTTCTTCATATCTTCCGTCTTTAATACTTGCAGCCAAATCTCGTAGACTTTTGCGTTCAATAATAACTGAATTATTGTCGTCATCTTTACCGTCATCTTTACCGTCATCTTTACCAGTATCAGAAATAATAATATCACCAATCGGTAACGCTTCTGTAGTAAATTTAATATCTTTATATGCTGGACTTATTTCTAAATAATATTTGCACGTTTTAATTAAATCGTGTTCTCTAACATCAATTTTAATACTCATTATATTTTGGGTGTGATTGTATTGTTTTTAGGATGATGTAATAAGATACAACAATCTTATTAAATCATTTTAATATATTATATTTATTTTGTTTTTTCTAACCCAATTGACCTGAATGTGTCGCATAATAACTACTTCTTCTATACTGAACAGGATTCTTAGTATTCAACAATAAGAATTGTTGCAATGATGGAGTTGTCTGAGGGGCACGGATCAAATAATTTCCCATATTTCCGCGCTTCCATGTCGCGCCAAATACAACAATTCCCGCCTTTTTGTTACCACCACAACTACCTCCAGAGGTGCATCCCCTATTTGTTAATGAATCGACCATTCGGCCAGCTTTTCCAAAGTGATAAGTCATTCCCGTCATTTTATATATACTCCTAATATTATTTTATTTATTTATTTTATTTTTATTTTTATTTTTATTTTACTAAACACGATAATAATATATTGTAAATCAATATAAATACAAACTCCTATTTATATTTATAAAAAATGTATAACGATAATGAAAATGATAATGATGAATCGCCGAATAGCGGCATGACAATGACCATAAAAAATCTTTTGAAAGATGATGATATTATCAGAGATGAAGATGGGTTCACATTTAATCCTTATAATCCGTTAAATATGGAGATTACATTGAACGATGTTCAATCTATTCTTGCTAAATATGGTGTTCCTGGTTGCATAAATAATATTAATTTGTATAAACGCGCATTTGTGCATAAATCATATACAAAACGCCCTAATATTGAAAATGTATTGCAAAATATAACTATTGTTCCGCGCCCAGATGATTGTTTAACATTGAAAACAAAATCAAATGAGCGTCTAGAGTTTGTAGGCGACGGTGTTCTTGAATTAATCACTAAATATTATTTATATCGCCGGTTTCCTAAAGAAAATGAAGGGTTTATGACAGAAAAGAAAATCGCGATTGTTAAGAATGAAGCCATTGGGAAAATCGCGTTGGAAATGCATCTTCATAAATGGTTGATTTTATCTAAACATGCCGAGGAGAAAAAGATACGTACCAATTTGAAAAAATTGGGGTGTTTATTTGAATCATTTTTAGGTGCTCTTTTTTTAGATTTTAATAAAATTTCGGTAAAGGATGAAGATGGGTGGTTTTCTGATGTATTTGTGACGGGGCCTGGATTTCAGATGGCGCAGAAATTCGTTGAGAATATTTTTGAGAAACATATTGATTGGATCGCATTAATTCAAAACGATGATAATTATAAGAATATTCTGCAAGTTAAAATTCAGAAAGAGTTTAAGGTAACACCTCATTATTTAGAGATGGCGCATGATTTAGAAAATGGATATAAAATGGGAGTATATTTATGTATTGGACAAGCCATTCATAATTTATCATTTGATTCAGCGCTGCATATTAATAATATCAAAACGTTTCAATTCATACATGAATATATTGAAAAGACCGGCAAAATATTCGTGTTTTTAGGAGAAGGACAACATAAAATTAAACGAAAAGCTGAACAAACGGCATGCGAATGTGCCTTGAAAAAGATTATAGAGTTTTCTTGTGATTTTTAGTACGGAATCCTACCAGAAATCATGTTAATCGGGTGGGTGAGCATCGGTGTACTCGGTTTTTGCTCGCCTATGCCCCACCCGATTCTTTTACTTTTGTTTTTTTGCCAACGCGTCGGTGATTTCTTCGTCTAAATGTTCTAATCCTACCCATTTATAATATAAAGATATAATATAAATATTATTAATCGTAATGAGTGGATTAAGAGAAAAATTACGAATTAAACCGATTGTAGAAGAAGAACAGAAGATTAATATAGTTGTTCCTGTTCCTACAAAACCTATTCCTGTTCTGCTCGCCACGACAATCATAGATGAACAAGGGGCGAAAGAATTTGGTGCAAATGATTTGGCTGAATTGGCCAAAAGAATGGAAAATGCACGAATGAAGCGCGTGATTAAGAACAAGATGGTTTCACCAAGAAATGAGCTGGTGGGGGAAAAGGAAGAAAAGATTGAAGACGTGGTCGAAAAAATAAAAACGTCAATTGTTAAAAAACTTCCCCGAAAAAAACTTGTATTACTTGAGGGAGAAGGTGAAGGCATAAGTGAAGGCATAAGTGAAGGCATAAGTAGAAAGGTCGTTAAAAAAAGGACAAAAAAGACAAAAGGAATTTCTATATTGCCTTCCGAAGAATGGGTAAATGTGGACGGCGAAATGAATATTATCGCCCGACTTCCTGTAAAAGAAGCAAAAGTGCAATATAAGGTGGCGAGTTATTATATGAATAATCGAGAAATATTTATTAATGCGGTAAATGCGTTATTTGAGCCATATCGGTCCCAGGTTTTAGATGATACAAGTCAAATTACATGTGATAATATCGGCAATGAAGCTAAAAAGTTTTCGTTATTAATTCATCAACTAGTTGTCCGAGATTATATGAATTTATATACGCCTTACCGCGGATTACTGCTATATTTTGGGCTGGGCGCTGGTAAGACGTGCACGTCTATCGCGTTGGCCGAAGGCATGAAAGGTAGCAAGAAAATCATTGTCATGACCCCTGCTTCATTGCGCGCCAATTATATTTCCGAATTAAAAAAATGCGGCGATGCATTATATAAAACAAATCAATATTGGGAATGGATTGATATTATAGAACATCCTGAAACCGTAGATACATTATCCAGTATTCTAAATTTATCCGTTGATTATATCACTAGACACGGTGGAGCGTGGTTAGTTAATGTGAGAAAACCTGAACCGTATCCCGTTCTAAGTCCCGCCGAAAAAACGTCATTAGATGATCAAATTAATGAAATGATTGAAAGTAAATATAAATTTATCAATTATAACGGATTGCGACGAACTAAATGGGCTGAAATGACAAATAATTACGAAACAAATATATTCGATAATACCGTTGTTATTATTGATGAAGCGCATAATTTAATTAGTAGAATTGTTAATAAAATTGGGAAAGAAAAGGCGCCCCCAATTGATCCAAAAACCGGGAAAATCGATCGTCGTCCATATTCATTGGCAATGAATTTATACCAAGATTTAATGAGCGCCCAAAATGCCCGTATCGTGTTATTAACTGGAACACCCATTATTAATTATCCGAATGAAGTGGGTATTTTATTCAACATTCTACGAGGATATATTAAACAATGGGAGTATACATTAGATATTAAAACATCTAAACCTGTAAACGAAGACGTATTGAAAGAAATATTCCTTCGTGAAAACTCTATGGATTATTTAGAATATTCGTCGTCGACGAAAAAATTGAAAATTACGCGTAATCCATTTGGATTTGAAAATAATATTAAAAGAACTAAAGCGGTAAACGAAAAATATCACGGCGTTTCTGTATCTGAAACAATTATTAGTGACGAATCATTTGAACGCAATGTTATTCGAATATTACGAAATAATGAAATTGATCTTATTGGGGCCCCCGTTATTTATCCGTATACCGCATTACCCGATAAATTAGAAGATTTTACGAATATGTTTATCGATGGCGGGTCAGGTGAACTTAAAAATGTAATGATGTTGAAAAAACGTATCATGGGATTAACATCGTATTATAAAAGCGCACAAGAATCGTTGTTACCGCAATATGATAAATTAACGGATTACCATGTGCTTAAAATACCAATGAGCGATTATCAGTTTACTATTTATGAAGACGCTCGAAAGGCTGAACGGAAACTGGAAAAGGATTCAAAAAAGAAAAAGGGGAAAGTCGACGAAAATGGGGTTTATAAAGACCCGTCATCTACTTATCGCATTTTTTCGCGTCTATTTTGTAATTTTGTTATGCCAAAACCGCCTGGACGGCCACTCCCTATTGAAAAAGTTGTGGCCGAAGTCGGTGAAGGTGGAGGTGGAAGCAAGGTAAATGGATTGGGTGAAATGTATGCAATGGCTCAAAAAGAACGTGATAAAATTGCGGAGGGGCCAGATGGAGTTGAGGGAATAAATGCAGTAGAAGACGAGAATGATTTAGAAGGCGATCAGATTATAGATAAAATTGGCGACTCGACGTACATAAGAAGAATGCAAACGGCAATAAAATATGTGGAAGAACATGCTGCAGAATATTTAAGTCCCGAAGGATTAGTTATATATAGTCCAAAATATTTACAAATGTTAGAGAATATCCAGAATCCAGATCACGTTGGTCTTCATTTGGTATACAGTCAATTTCGAACATTAGAAGGAATTGGTATGTTTACGTTGATATTGGATCAAAATGGATTCACGCGATTTAAAATTAAAAAGGATATTAGCGGACAATGGGAATTAGATATTAGTGAAGAAAATCGCGGAAAACCGACATATGCATTATATACGGGCACAGAATCAAAAGAAGAGAAGGAAATGGTGCGTAATATTTATAATGGCGAATGGTCATCATTGACACCTGCGTTTTCTGGCGAATTACGGGAAATTGCGTATAATAATAATATGGGCGACATTATTAAAGTTTTTATGATTACTGCTTCTGGGTCGGAAGGTATTAATTTGCGAAATACTAGATATGTTCATATAATGGAACCTTATTGGCATCCTGCTAGAATAGATCAAGTTGTTGGTCGTGCTCGAAGAATATGTAGTCATAAAGAATTACCCGAATCTTTGCAGACGGTGGAAGTATTTGTTTATTTAATGACATTTACACTTGAACAAGTTAAAAGTGATGCGTCGATTGACTTAAAACAAAACGATTTAAGTAGACGGAAGTATAAGATTCGGGTGGATTCTGAAGAAATGGAATATATACCTCTTACAAGCGACGAAGCTTTATTTGAAATTTCTAATATTAAAGAAGAATTAAGCAGTAAATTGACAACGGCGATTAAAGAATCGTCAATTGATTGTGCGTTGTATTCTAGAGCCGGCGCAAAAGAACAATTACATTGTCTACATTTTGAAAATCCGGTGCCAAATGCATTTTCGTATAAACCTGATTATAAAAAGGATACAGAAGATCGTGGTGCCGCGCTAAATAAAGAAAAAATATCGTGGAAAGGGAAAGAGGTTACGTTGCGAGGAATTACATACATGTCACGTAAAATGCCGGAACTAAAAGAAATTTATTTATATGATTTGGATAGTTATAAACGTGCTTTAGAAACCGCGGGAGTTGATCCTGTATTAGTAGCCACTATTAAAATAAACGAACAGGGGGAACAAGTTGTACATCGATTATAGGTTTTGTAATAGGTGTATTATTTCGTCGAGCTTTGTATTTAGTGATTCTAATGTTATTTCTTCCTTTTCTTCCTTTTCTTCCTTTTCTTTTTCGGGTTTAAATTTTAATTTTGAAAATATACTATTATTATTATTAAGATCTGATGACCATGATAATGATTTTTTTATTTGTTGCTGTTGATGTTGCTGTTGCTGTTGATGTTGCTGTTGCTGTTGCTGTTGCTGCTGTATTTGCGGCAATATAATAACATCATTATTGGTATTAATTTCTCCACCAATTTTAATATATTTTATTTGATTGGTTAGTGGATTGGTTAATGAATTAGTATATGCCGGCCTTTCTATATTTTTAACGGTATCATAATTTCGTTCGGCTAATGCTTTTGCAACCAATTCGGCCATTCCATTAATAGGTTTGTCCATTGGATCATTAAATTTCGGGGATTCAGGAGGAGGGGGAACTAACGACCGATCAAATTCCGATCGTCGTGCATTTAAATCCTTATCAAATGTGCTCCTTCTATCTGATTGTATCGCTTCGGCAGTATGTTTTTGCTGTTGCTGTTGCTGTTGCTGTTGCTGCTGCTGCTGTTGCTGTTGTTGCTGCTGTTGTATAAATATAGAAACGAATTGTTTATTTATTTGAAATAAATCGATCTGTGGGCTAGAAATATTAGTTTTCTCTCTTTCATAAAAAAGACGAAGTTGTTCATTAAAAGAATTTCGAATATATCCCAAATTATTTGGATTTGTTTGTATAGTATCCACAACAACTTCCCATAACGTCTCCACATTTTCTTTTGTCGCAAATTCAGATGACATGAATAATATTTTTAGTATATAATTATTATTGAAAAATATTTATATGCTTTTGTTTGTTTACATATTGTTTGTTTACAATGTTTTGTTGAAATAAATGGTTCGAAATTGATCAATATATTCATCTGTTAAAATATGTGTTTTAAAATAATCTTCAACGTGTCTATCCTCTAATAAATGTGCAATAAAATATAAAGCATAAATGCCGCACGTAGAATCGCCATATTGATGTTCAACGGGATAATTCTGATCAAACTTGAAATTTATTTTTGGATTTCGTGTATTTCCTTGTGAAATTATTCGATCAACAAGCGCTTTAATTTTTTTGGGAATACGATTTCCTGCACTATCAAAATAAAAAATGGTACCCTTTTTAATGTTTATAAACATTGATGTCCAATGTGATCCGGGTTTATCGTGTGTATCCATATTAAATACAATTCCTATCTTGAATTTACCTTCATTGATTTCATTATCTAAACTAAAATGACATAATTCTTCCCATACACAATCTCCATGTAATTTATGTGTATCAAAATCTATAGGCGACGGCCCCATGAATTCAAAACATTTATATGCTTTTTCGTATTGATTCATTACATTTAATATGTCTAAACTCGATAACCAATCATTCGGTTTCTTTTTCCATTCTTTAGGAATTTCTGGCGCAAAAGAATTGGCTAATTCATCATCCATTTTTCCATCAACGAATTTTTGTTTTAACCAACACGATTCTTTATTGCACGTTTTTCCCATATAAAAATTTAATTTTTCCCAAATTTCATGCGAATCATTTGTATTAATTTGTGCATCACGATGTCGCGCATTCCATAAATCTCGTAATTTATATATTGCATCATCTTCTAAACAACTAAAACTTTTGTTTTTATTATCTGGTTTGGGACTACATCTTAAACTTGCATTTTCATTATATTGTTTCATTTGTTGTTTAATTGTTGACGGAATTCTTCCCTTTTTTGTTTTTATTGAGGTTCTTGTTTTTCTTGGTTTATATTTTTTTGTTTTTGTTTTCGTTTTCGTTTTCGTTTTCGTTTTCGTT